CTCCCCATCTCGACAAGGAAACCTCGCCATGTGGGATCTCCACAACAACATCAAGCGCGTGCGCTCGATCTCGCCCGTCGCGATCGGCACCACGGGCACCGGCCAAACCGGCAAGATCGTCGACCGCGCCGGCTACGACGCCGTTGAATTCGAGCTGGACTATGGCTCGATCACCGCCACCAACGCCGTGTTCAGCGTCGTGCTGAAGGAGGGTGACGCGACCGGCACGATGACGTCGATCGCCGACGCCGACCTCCTGGGCAGCGAGTCGGCCGCCGGCATCGCCGCGACCACTCCGCGCACCTCGGGCGTGTCGAAGAACGTCAGCAAGCGCGTCGGCTACAAGGGCAAGAAGCGCTACGTCCAGGTCTTCAAGCTGTCCTCGACGATCACTGCCGCCACGCCGGTTTCGGCGACGGTCCTGCTGGGCCGCCCGCGCAACGCGCCCGTCGCGACCTGATCCGAGAAGCGCGCGACTAGGGCATGCAACCCGAAAAGCCGTTCCCCGGACGGTCTGTCGCGCGCGCCTCGTTCCGGGCCATTTGCGGGAAATGGATATGGAAGAGAACAAAGGGCCCGGTCACGTCGTGATCCTGGGCCTTGGCCCATCGGCCGAGCAATACATCGACCTCACCAAGCGCCTCGGAGGGCGCCGCGCCTTCGCTGATCAGGTCTGGGCCATCAACGGCCTGGGCGACATCGTCCAGTGCGACCTCGTCTTCCACATGGACGACATCAGGGTCCAGATGCTGCGCGCCGAGGCCCGCCCGCGCAGCAACATCGCCGTCATGGTCGACTGGCTGCGGAAGACGAAGACGCCGGTGATCACGAGCCGGGCCCATCCCGATTTTCCCGCCATGGTGGAATTCCCACTGCAGGACGTGATCAACGGCCTGGGCTACGCCTACTTCAACGGGACGGCCGCCTATGCCGTGGCCTATGCGATCCACCTTGGCGCCACCAAGATCAGCTTCTTCGGCTGCGACTTCACCTATCCGAACGCCCACCATGCCGAGAAGGGCAGGGCCTGCGTCGAGTTTTGGATCGGCGTCGCCGCGGCGCGCGGAATCGAACTCGGTTTCGCCGACTCCACGTCGCTCATGGACACCATCGACGAGCCAAGCAACCCGACGGAACTCGGCGTCTACGGCTACGACTTCGATCACGTCCGGGTCGAGACCGTCGACGGTCTGGCCAAGATCCGTTTCGAGCCCCGCGACACGCCACCTACGGCCGACGCGGTCGAGGCGGCCTATGACCACACCAAGCACCCCGTCGCGCCCGGCCTGATGGCCAAGGCCTAAACCGCCGCTGCGCCGGCGAAAGAGGACACGCCCATGCTCGTCAACGTCATCAAGACCTTTCCGTACAGCGAGGACCCGCGCGGACTGGAGATCAGGCACGCCGAGCTAGGCGAGCGCGAGATCCCCGACAGCATCGTCGCGGGCCTGGTCTCGGAGGGCTATATCGAGCAGCCCGAAGACATGGAGCCCGTTCCGTTCGCCACTCAACGTCGCAAGCTGATCGTCGACCGGGTGGTTGGCCTGTTCCGCGCTCATCTGGAAACGGTCTGCGATGATGAGCTGCTGCACATCGAGCGTAGCGCCGAGCGGCAAGCCGCCGATGAGGCCGAACGCAAAGCACACCAGGCCAGCGAAGCGGATGATCGCGCTGAAGCCGAGTTCAACCTGGAGGGCCTGGCAGGGCTCGGGGAAATGGACCTGAGCGCGGCTGAACTCTTCGACGTCATGTACCGAAACCCGACCTCGGGCGAGCAGCTGGCCGACAAGGGTCTGACCCGAGAAGATGCCGACGCCCGCGCCAAGGCGCTCGCCGAAATGGACGAGCCGGCCGCCGATATCCAGATTGTGGCGCACGTCGAGCAAGCGGCGGATGATGACGGGGGCTATATCGTGCCGCCAGCCGTCGAGACGGTCGCCATTCCCGATGGCTGGCAGTCCTTGCACCACAAGACCCGCGGCGCCCTGGCCAAGAAGCTGGGCTGGGTCGATGGCGAGCCGACGGCTGAACAGGCCAACGGCTGGATCGCCGACATTCTGGTGCACCGCGAGCGCGCCGCGCCTCGTGAAGACCTGGGCGGCCTGTCGCTCCAGGAAGTCCATGCCACCCTGACCGCCGCTGGCGTCGAGTGGGACGCCGACACATCGCCGGCCGACCTGATGGAACTGTATCAACTGGCCAAGGCCGAGAAGGCGGGCGAGTAAGCCATGCCCATCACCGATCGCCGGGACGATCTCGCCATTACGTCCTTCCCGGCGATCGTGGAGACGCAGATTACCTGGAAGACGCTCGATGAGGCCTGGTCGCAGGCCTATGAACTCGCGGATCGCGTGATCGCTCGTCAACTAGCGGAGGAGGTTGATCGTGGCCCTGACGCCTGAAACCGGTCTCGGCGTCACCGGGGCTGACAGCTACTTCGCCCTGACGGCGTCGACGGCCTACTGGACGGCACGGCCGCACGATGCCCTCGGCGTCGCATGGCTGGCCGCCAGCAGCGCGAACCAAGACGGCGCGGCCCGCGAGGCCACGGCGTACCTCGACGGCGTCTGGGGCGCGCTCTACCGGGGTAGCCGCAAGACCACGACCCAGGGCCTGCTCTGGCCGCGCGTGAGCCGCACCGTTCTGGATCCGACGGTCTATGACAGCCTCGACGACTTCGAAGCCGCTCAGGCCGAGACCGACGCGCCGATCATCGGGGCGGATGGCTTGGAACTGGCGGCCCTGCCGATTCAGATCGTCAATGCCGCCATCGAACTCGCCGCCCGCGCCCTGACCGCCCGGCTGGCGCAGGACAAGACGGACCGGGGCTGGAAGAAGCTTGAGAAGGTCGGCCCCATCACGGACGAGTGGGGTGGCCCCGGCATTCCGGGCGGCTCCTACGGCTTCGTCGACGACATGCTTCGCCCCGTCCTCATCGGACAGCGCAACGCCTCGTGGGCCTGGGCGTGACGGCCTACGATCTCCGGGCTCAAGCAACCGCCGCCGCTAAGCTCGCGCCAATCGCGCGCGGCGGTAAGGGCCAAGCCGTCACCCTGACCTGGCAGGCGTCGCCGACCTACAATCCGGACACGGGCGCGAGCACCACACCCAGCCCCGCAGCGCAGAACTGTAGCGGCATCGAGGAGCAATACGCCGCCTACTTCGTCAACGGGACCAGCGTCCTGACCGGCGATACCAAGTTCATGCTGTCGCCGCTGACCATCGCGGGCGACGTGGTCGACCTTCACGAAGGCGAGAAGGGCAAGATGACCCTCACCCTCGCCGACGGCTCGGTAAAGCCTGTGGTCCGATCCGAGCCGTTCCGGCCCGCCGGAGCCTTGGTCTTCGCCTATTTGCAGATCAGGGGGGCGTGATGGGCTTTGCCGGCATCTTGGAGCGCTTCGGCGAGAAGGCGATCTCCAATTATGATCGCGTGGTGCGCGAAACGGTGATCGAAGCCGGCGACCGCACCGTGACGTATCTGTCTCCGGTGGGCGATCCCTCGCTCTGGGTGTCCGCGCCGCCGGCCGACTACCGTCCCGGCGACTTCCGAGGCAACTGGTTCTATTCGCTGGACCGGGTCAGCAACGCGACCCGCGACGGGATTGGCATCACCGAGGTCAACAACCTCTCGGCCATGCCTGCCGAGGCCGGCGGTCATGTCCACCACCTGTCGAACAATCTCAGCTACAGCGTCGCCCTGGAGCACGGCCATTCCACTCAGGCGCCGGCCGGGATCATCGCCGTCATCAACGTCGAGCTGCCAGACATCGCCTATCGGAAGGCCAGGGCGCTTCCATGAGCCGCCCCAAGATCCGTCGGGCGCTGGAGGCCGCCGTCGCGGCGCTGAGCCCCGCCCTGGCGACCCAGTGGGAGAACAAGGCCTATTCGCCGATCGAGGGCACGCCCTACCAGCGGGTCTGGCTCATCTGGGCCGAGCCGCTCAACGATGAGTTCGGCAAGGCCTGCATGGAGCAGGGCACGCTAGACATCTCGCTTCGCTACCCCATCGACGCGGGGCCGGTCGACGCCGAGGCGCGCGCCGAACTGATCCGTGAAGCTTTCCCGCGCGGCGCGTCATTCACCTCGGGCGGCCTGACCACCACCATCACCCGAACCGCAGAGATCGCCACCGGCGCGATCGCCGAGGGCCGGTACATCGTCCCGGTGCGGATCCGCTTCCACACCTACCTCACGAACTGATCGGCCCAACAGCCGCCAGACGACGCCCTCGGACATGCGCCGAGCGTCCCGCATGTCCCACCCCCACATCGATAGGAGATCGCCATGACGGTCGCTCAGGGCATCAATAAAGTCGTCAGCTACAAGAAGCAGTCCGCCCTTGGCACGGCGGCTTCGGGCGCCGGCGGGCAAAAGTACCGCCGGCGCACCTCGGTTTTCACCAAGCCGAAAGACAGCTTCGAAAACGACGAGATCGTCAGCCATCAACAAGGCACCGGCGTCAGCTTCGGCGGCACCAAGCCGATGGGCAAGGTCGACGGCCTGCTCTCGCCTGGCGCCTACTCGGACTGGTTCGGCTCCCTGCTGCGTCGGAATTTCGCCGCCATCACCGCGACGACCGGCGCCTCGATCACCATCGCCGGCTCGGGTCCGACCTACACCGTGACCCGCGCCGCGGGCTCCTGGCTGACCGACGGCGTGAAGATCGGCCATGTCGGTCGCCTCTCCGCCGGATCGTTCAACGCCGCTAACCTGCTCAAGAACATGATGGTGGTGAGCATGACGGCGACGGTCCTGACGGTCCGGCCGCTCAACGGCGTGGCCATGGTCGCCGAGGGGCCGATCGCGACCTCGACCTTCACCGTCATCGGCAAGACCACCTATGCCCCGACCAGCGGCCACACGAGCGACTACTACACCTTCGAGCAATACTTCGCCGACCTGACCCGGTCGGAGACTTTCACCGACGCCATGATCGCCAAGTCCGACCTGAACGTCTCGGCGAGCGGAAATACAGGCGTGACGTTCGACATCCCCGCGTTGGCGCGGGTTCTCGGCGCTTCGCAGGTGTTGACGTCGCCCGCGGCCGAGGTCGGCAACGACGTTGCCACCGGCGCCTTCGGCTCGGTGATCTGCAACGGCTCCGTGGTCGCCAACATCACCAGCTTCACGCTGTCGATCGACGGCACGACCACGCACTCCGACCTGGTCCTCGGCTCCACTGTGGCCGACGACATGCAGCGCGGCCGCATCAAGGTCTCCGGCTCGTTCACCGCGAAGTTCGACGGCGTGACGCTGCAGACCATCGTCGACGCCGGCTCGGTGACCAGCATCGTCCTTGGCCTGGCCGAGGACCTGACCGGCACGGCCGATTTCGTGGTCTTCACCCTGCCGACGATCAAGCTCACCGGCGACGACCACGACGACGGCGAAAAGCAAGTGCTCCGGACCTATCCGTTCGTCGCTCAGTACAACTCGGCCGGCGGCTCGGGCATCTCGTCGGAGCAGACGATCCTGGGCATCCAAGACAGCGCCGCCGCCTGATAGGGCGCCCAGCCGCGAGGGCAGTGCATCGCGGCGTTCCACACCCCCTCAACTTTATGCGCCGGTCGCGCCGGCGTACTTTTTAGGACCATAGCCATGACCAAAGCTGCCTTCAGCCTTGCCGCCCTGAGCGCCGTCGCCGCCGGCGATACGCCGTTCGAGATCGAATACGTCCTGCCGAACGGGGAGGGCTCCGGCGTCTTCCTGCAAGTCCTGGGCGGTCAGTCCGCCACGGTCCAGGAGGCGGTCAACAAGATGGTGAACGACCGGCGCCGCAAGCAGGCCGCCGCCGATGCGCTGAAGAAGGGCCCGGACAAGGCCGACTTCACCCCGATCGAGGACGACATCGCCTTCGGCCACCGCCTGACCGCCGTCCGCCTGGTCGGCTGGCGCGGGATCACCGAGGACTGGTCGGCCGAGAACGCGCTGACTCTGGTTCGCAGCAACGCCGATATCGCCGAACAGATCACCTCGGCCTCGAACAACCTCGCAAATTTTATGAAGGCCTCGTTGAAGGCCTAGCCGCGTTCGCGAGGGAGCAGTTCGAGCTGGGGGTTCGCCAGGCTGACGGCGAGCCCCTCAGGGTCCACCTTGAGAACGACGCGCAGCAGGGCGACCCCGACTCCATCTGGCGCTTGGCCAACCCGCCGCCCCTGTCACCGCACGTGGCACACGTCTGGGCTTGGTACGCCGACCTCTGTCAAACCCGGCCATCCGGCGGCTTTGGCCCTTCACGCCTGCCCCGCCTGGAAATCCAGGCCTGGGAGCGCGACGAGGGCGTCCGGCTGGAGCCCTGGGAACGCCGGGCCATCATGCGGCTCGACGCGCTGCATCTGAGCATCATGAACGCGCCGAAAAAGGACTAGGGCTTTCGGGCTAGCGCCTCGGCGAGCATGGCGCCGCCGGTGAACAGCCGGCGGTGCACCTCGCCCCACGTCCCGAAAGTGTGGCCGCATTCCCCGCACCAGAAGGGCTCGTCGTCGGGCGCCTGAAT